ATCGGTACCTATGAAATCATCAAGCCTTGCAGCTTCGTCGCCTTCTGGCCCTAATAGATAATTAGACTTTCCAGCATCTAAAAATAAAACGCCTTCATCTTTGGCCCATAAGTGTAAGCCTTGAGCTGCCCATGCTTTTATCATCATGTTCAGCGTGTCTAGTCCGTCTTGTAATTCATCAGCAGTTAAAGCCTGCTCAGAGACTTTAACGCCAATCTTACCCATTGCTTTATTGATTATCTGCGATGCAGTTAGGGTGAATGATACGCTTCCACTAGTAGCCATTTATAATTCATCCTGTGTTGGAGGTGTTGGGAATTGGTCATCAGGTCTTAACCTAACGTTTTTTACTGATTGGTCGTCACTTCTAGCTCTAATTTTTAACTGTGGCTGTGCAGTGTTCCATTCTGACTTATGAACTAACAAACCTTTCTGGTCGCCTGTTAGTTTCATCATTTCAGATGCAGGAAACTTAAAGCCTGAAATGTCACTAATGACCCAATGATCACCAAGCTTTAGTTTACCTTTCATTATCCCGCCTCAGTTATTTCTACAGTTCCAGTTGCAGGAGCTGCGCCAGTTAATAACCAACCCTGATAAGGCTCGCTTAATGCGCCAATTGAGCCCGCTGTTATAACAAGAGCGCCAACCGCTGGCTCATCAAATGTTGGTGATGCACCTTGTATACGCTGGTTTGTAACAGTAATTGTGATCGATTGGTTTGTTAAGTTTTGAATTGTTGCGTGATAAGTATCGCCTCTACGGGGGTTAGCCGCAAAGGTTTTGGTTGTGTCAGATGCAAAAATCAGTGATGACCTCATGATTATGCCTCCTTCGCCCAAACTCCACGAACAGCAACAACCTGCCAAGCCACAACACCATCAAGGCTAGCTAGTGTTACAAAGTCGCCTTTTTTAGATGTTGCTTTGGTGTTGATTAGGTCTTTGTTATCGGTAGAGCTACCAGCATAAGTAATACCATCTATTGCAGCAGGGCTAATGTTCAGCGCCGCTTGACCATCACCAGCCATATTTACAAAGGTAATAGTTTCACCGATTGCAATTGATGGTAGAGTGTAAGCAATACCATCCAGTGTTGATGCGAATGTTTTGCCGGAGTCATCGTTTACAATAACTGTGTAATTTGCTGTTTTTACTTCTGCATTGCTATCGACAAGAAATGATGCAATACCATTGGGAAAGACTGTTAAACGTAGTTTTGATAATAGTGACATTTTATTCTCCAAAGCGCTGCCACTGAATTAAACAGTGATTGACCCATCAGGAACGCAATTATAGGTAAATTGGGGCCGAAGCCCCGTAAGGGTTAAACTCCAGCTGAACCGTAAACACCGCGAGGGTCAGACCATCCGAACGCATAACGTTCATCTGCTTTGAATCGTGCGTTACTTGTGCCGAAGTCCATATCTTGATCAAACTCTACAGCTTGACGTTTAAAGCACTTCATACCATCAGGCGCATCGGTTTTAACAAACCATGCTGTACTTGATGTTAAGTAGTTATTAACCATATGACCACCAGGTAACATACCCTGATTTCGAATAGCGTTAATAGCATTGTTAGCCGTATCATTTTGCAATACAGACTTAAGAATGCGCTCCGCTTCAAAACCAAGCTTAGGCGGGACAATTAAACGTTGGCCGCGTAAAGCAATACGTAAACCGCGAGGGTCTGTAGCTTCATTGATTTGAATTAACATTTCTTCAAGTGATGCTTCAGACAATGCCGCCGGCACTGCTAGCTCATTACTAAATTGAGTTGAATCAGAAGGGCCATTAATATGAGCCTGTGAAAACAATTCAACTCCATCACCGCCAGTCATCAAGAAGGCAGAGTTAAAGCCACGGTTATAAACGTTAGCCGCTACATTCTCTTTAGTTTGCTGCATAGAAAATGCTAATGCGCGCGCTCGACGTTCAAACAGATTATATAAATTATCTGCCATCGCTTCTTTAGTAACAATAAAGCCTTTAGCATATGTTAAGTTTTGAAACTTAGGGCTAAAACCTTCTTGTTGTGAATCATAAGCAACGCCTGCGCCTTCCTGTTTAACAGGGGCCAAGCCAAAGCCTTCGAATTGTTGGTCTTGCTCAAATGATTTGCGCGAGTCTTCAGTATCAAAGAGTTTATCCCACTGCATACCATGTGCATTATAAGCTTGACCAAATACATTTTTTACGCCTTCGACCAATAGGCGCGAGATATTACCAGTCGTGATTACACCAGCCATATTAAACTCCTACCGCGTCGTTGGTTGATTCGTTGATTCGACAAATTAGCGTAGTGCCAATTGCCGCCGGGTATGTGATATCGCCTGAGTCTTTAACACTAACGATACGAACTTGAGCTGTTGCAGATGATGCGTTGCCCGTTGCGTTAATCGTCATGTTTGAGTTAACCAAGCCACCTGATGCAGTTGCAGCGGTTGCTACAATATCAAGGTTACCGCCAACATCATTCAAAGCGAAAGTTCCGCCTGATGTTTCAGCTTCAAGAAGCATATCTTTATCTACGGCCACTTTAACAGTGCCGGCAGTTGATGCAGGTAAGCCTTTTTGCTCTAAGTTTTGCATGTTGTAGTCAACACCAATAATTACACCAGTAATTAAACCTGCTGCTGATACGGCGTCTACTTCTGAAATTCCAGTTGCGGCGTCTAAGTTACCTGTTTCGATAACTAAATCACCAACTGAAAGTAATGTTGCGTGAGTTGATTTTACAGCGTAAGTTTCAACCTTACCTGTATACGAGTGACCTGATCGGTCTTGAATGGGACGAAATCCACCAGCCATGACAAAATCCTTAATTTAAAAGTATAATTAATGCCCGTTATGAGCTTCAGTTTTACAAATCAATCAAGAGTTTCTTTCTTGGTGTAGATTTGGAACGGTTAGATCTCTATCTAAGCGTTGCTATATCTCTGTTGTTTTGCGGCCTAATGAATTAAGCCGCCTTTATGCCTATTTTAGCCTATTAACAAAGCTATTACAAATGCAAGCAATTAATCAAATAATTTCGCGCTCTGTAACGTTTGTACGGCCTTCTGGAACGTATTCATCCTCGCCTAATGCCTGAGCTGTTCGGTTAGTAGTTTCAATGTTCTGTTTCTGTTGTCGAGCCATATCTTCATCGTAATATTTTTGCTCGATACACATTGCATAGTGAGTTTCACCATTACCAGCAGGAACAGTTAAAGCTTTGCCGTCACTGTCTAAAACTTTCTCCCAGTAGGCGCCTTCCATTTGCTCAATCATGCCCTTTTGGTCGATGCCCCAGTAATATTGAAACCCATCTTTAATAAGATGAGGTGGAATAGTTAACTTGTTACCGCCAGTCATTGGAATTCGTGCTGGTCGTTGCTTGCTACTATGCGCTTGTTCAGTTCTTGATGGTTTCATTGGTTAGCCCTCGTGTCTTTTACTGCTGTAAGATATGCTTTTTCAGTTTTAAACATTGTTTGACCGAACATCATCCAGTCGTTTTTTTCATCAGCCGTAAGGTCAGCCATTGTTAAATCTTTGTTTCTTCGCTGCGATGTTCGTCGAGGGGTTTCAGTAGTGTTTGGCTGCTCTCTTCGAGGGTTAGAGTTATTTTTAGGGTAAAGCGCGATTATTTTAGAATCGATATGGGCTAGTGCTTGATCAACTGTTGCTGTTGGGTTTTGTTGCAAAAAAGAATTAAAGAAAGATTGAGCAATAACCGCTCTATCATCGTTATTATCATTAATCCAAGGGTTTTTTTCTTCCCATGCCGCAACAGTAGGGTTTTTTGCTTGAGCCTTAGGTTTGTCATCGTCTACAGCTTCAGCTTCTAAAGCTTCAATATCTGTTTGAGCTTTATCAAAGGCATCAGTGTCTGCCATATCAACAGCATCACGTTGCTGTGTTTTTAGCTTGGCAATTTCAGCCCTGTTTCGTTGTGCGTTTAATTTATTGGTGTTTTCTAGTCGTGTGTCAAATTCTTGTTGTTGAGTGTCAAACTTTTGATTCAGGTCTTTAATCTGCTTCAGCCATTCGCCATCCTTTACATATTCTTTTGCAGTCTTCCAGTTTTCCTCTGGGCCTGAAAAGTCTTCTTGTGGCCGCCATCCTTGATCATATGCTTTTTGTTCAGTTGGTGATAAATCAAGTTCAACTTCTTGCCCTTCACCTTGGTCATTACTTTGTTCATCGTTATTAATCTGCTCATCTTCAATACTGTTATTTTCTTTTACAGTATCCACGCTTTCTGCTTGGTTTCCTAACCCAGCTAAAAACTGCTCTTCACCTAATTGTGTCATTACTTATCCTCGCTAATAAGTTGTTTAACTATTTCATCATTGAACTTTCCAATAATGTCACTGTCATTTACATAACGTAAATTTTTGTATTTATCGTTATAGTCCACTACTGAACTAAACTTTCCATCGTAACGCCCTGATAACTCCACGGTGTCACCTACTTTCACGCCCCAATCTTCAGGACTTTCACAACCGGCAAACCCTTTGTAAGCAGTTGGCCCAAACTCAAGGATGCGACCTAAATCACGACCTTTCATTTCTCGTTCATTTTCTTTTTCAGTTGTAAGGATAATACCGCCAGTAGATTTAAACTGAGCTGGTACTATTTCGATTAAAATATGATGGCCTAATGGGCTAACCGGGTTTTCTTTGCGATGAAAATCAAGGGGCTTATACGTATTTCCACTCTGATCACAGTTTAGAGCACTCATTCTGCACCCTCCAGTAAGTCTTCATATGTTTCACGCAATATTTTAACACCTTCTAACATGCCTTCGTTATACGATGCTTGCATTGCTGTTTGGTCGGCTGTTTCACGTACTACTGATTGTGATGCCAACTCCTTCGATGCAGATTCAATTTCTTTAAATATTTTCTGCGTTACCGGGTTGCTGTTCCAATCCTGTAGGTCTTGCTTGGTTAATGTCATTGTTAATCAGCTCCTGTGGCTGGTTTAGTTGTTGCAAAACTTGCTGGTTTTGCAGTTCTTGGTTATCAATTTTACCCGCTGCTGTGTAGGTAGATATTGAATTGTTTAGAGATTCAGTCTCTGCTTTCTCTAGGTTTAGTATTGTAGCAGAATCATTCTTCTTAATCTCGCTTTCTGCTTTATCTGCACTCATTGCAGTGTCCATGTCTTTTCGTTTCTCTTCAGCTTCAATCGCATCGGCTTGAGAGGCAGCAATAAAATCTAACCTTTCAGCTTCACCGCTTATTAACTCTGCTAATTCAGGGTTTTTAGATAGTAACTGTTGCAATTGCTCTTGAGGTTGTAAGTCAGGGAATATCTCATCAATATTCTGCGCGCCAATAGCTTCATAGAAGTTCTTAACAATAACTCTAATATCACCGCCTGCAGTATCAACTAATTGAGCTTGTGACAGTTCCACTTGAGCCTGTTGTATGCGTTGAATTTTGCTTGATATTTCAGGGTTAGCAACTGGCACTATATCCATTTTTCTAATGTCAAAGTCAGCTTCAAAGTTAGCCTCTGCATCATCTAAAACCTCTTTGTACTCTTCAGGGTCAAGAAATTTTGAATTAAGGTCAAATAGCTTTTTAAACTCTGCGCTCATAGACCTGTAAATACGTAGAATTATAGCGCCTGCTGATTGTTGTTGCTCTTGAACTAATGCAAGTGTTGTTGTTGCTGGAGCGTTTGCGCCTAACACTTTAGATAAGTCAGCCGATGCAGAAAGCTCTTGTGAACTTGATATAAAGAATTGCATCAAACTAAATAGTGCTGGGCTAGGCTCTTTAACCGGTAAAGGTACGATACCGTTACGAAGGTCAACTGCATTAATTCCTGTTTGTTTCCATTGGCCTGGCTTAAATGCTGAATCGCCCATCTTGCGACGGAATCCCTTAGCCAACCAACCGCCTTGACGATTTGCCAATGTACCAGCATCTACCAACTGATTAGTAGTGGCGTTTATACCAGCAGTTAACGCGCCTAGAATGTAAGAGTAACCAATATCTAGAAAACCGCCTTCAGGGTCACGGAGAAAGCCATATTTTGTAATGGTGTTAACTTGCTTGATTCGTACAACTTCACGGTTACCGCCGGCTATTGCTCCATCTGGCGAAACTAAGTCAGAAAGCTTTGCTGCTCTTGGATTTTCTTTGTCTTTTACGAGTACGTCTGAAAGCTCAAAGCGTGCCATTATACGGACAACCTTTTGAGTGCTCTTTTCTACTACGAATGTGTAGGGCTCTTCATAGCCGTCACCATCTAAATCAAAGTAACCTTGTTGCTCAATGAAGGTAGTAAACTTATCCGCTTCTGCTTGGT